TCCATAATTTTATTTTATTATACATATTAACTTGTAACACCTTCATTTAAAGCATAAGAATTCATAGCTGTAGCTGTGTTTAGTTCAGTTGTTCCTAAATATATTCTAGGTACTGATTGTTTTGAGGATATTGCTATAAGCTCTTTAAGTAAGGTAACCATTTCATCAGTTCTACCTAATTTAGTACCTCCGGCACCCACCACTGTGTCTTCAGGTAGAGTTTTAAGTATGTAATCTTTAACCGCGGTTTCTTTAGTTTTTGGCTCACGAATATATCCTGTTCTAGCTGATGCTCTTTCATCTTCTAATTGCTGTTGGTATTTTTCTTCTTTTTCTTTTGCCTTTTTTTCTTTAAAGTAATTTTCTGCTTCTGTTAATTGAGTTAATTCTTGAGGAGATAAATCTGATTTTTTAATACCCTCTGTTTTTACTCTTTCATTGAATGCTCCTATAGTTTGTTTAGCTTCTTGTTCTTTTCGTTTTTCTAATTGTTTTTCAAACCTATCAGGTAATGAAAAAATAGACCCACCTTCAGATAAAGCATCCGCTAAAGCTTTTAAAGCAGTTATTAATTTATCTAAAGTACCACCACTGACTAAATCAGTAAATACTTCTTTAGCTTGATCTAAAGCTAAATTAAATTTTTCTTGAGCATCTAATCGTGTGTTAGCAGCTTTAATGTCATCGTCTGTAAGTTTACCTTCAGCTAATTTTTGGGCTAGTCTTTCTTGTCCTGCTTCTATAAACCTATCATATTGTTCTTTTTGACTGTTTTCAATTAATTTTTCTTGTATAAGAATATCCGCTAATTCATCACCAGTCATACCAACTGCTTTAGCTAAAGCCCTTTGTTGTATAGGTAATAATTTTTGGAATTCAGCTAACCCACCTACATTTTCAAGAGCAGCTTTAGTAGCACCTACATAATCTCCTTGTAAAGCTAAAGCTCTAGCTCTATCTAAATTTAAATCCTTGCCAGTTAATAATTCTGCTTCTAATTCAGCAGAAATTGATTCTTCAAAATTAAGTAATGAATCTGTTACTCCTTTAGTTTTTTCTAAAGAAGTGCCTAATTTATTAGCTTCTAATGTAGCTTGAAATAATGCTTTAGAGCTTCCTTTAAAAGATACTAATAATTGACCGCTAGTTTTTGAAGCTTGACTTAGTATTTTTTGGGCGCTAAATAAGTATTTATTTTGATTAGCATATTGAGCTACAGTGTTATAAGCAGTATCTAAAGCATCTGTATTTTTTTCATTGTTTACTTCAAAAATTTTATTTAAACTAGTAGCTTCATCAACAGATAATTTTAATTCTTTAGTTAAAATAATTTGAGCATCTATTGCTTCTTTAGAATAAAAACTAGATAAAGCAGATAAATTTGAAAGTTCGGCTTGGGCTTGATATATTTCTTTAGTGAGTTTAAATTGGGTTTCAAGACTACTTTTTATAGACTTAAAATAAGTGTCAACACCTTGAGCTTCTTCTTTAGTTATTTGAAGATTTCTTGATAAAGAAGTAATTCGTGTGTCAGCTTCAAATGAAGCTTTAACAAACATTTGAACTGCTTTAGCTATTCCTGCTATAATAGCTAATGGACCTAGTCCACTAAATGCTGATGATAGTCCTTTACCAAGTATTTCAAAGTCATTTTTACCTTGTTTAGCAAGGTCTCTCATATCTTCTTTAGCATCATCAATGTTTAATATATCTCCTAAAATAGGAATTTTCTTTAAACCATCTAGTGCTTTACCAGCTAAACCAAGTTGTCTTTCAATCTTTTTTTCTTCAACTAATCTTTCTTTAGTTTTATTATTTATTCTATTAACAATTTCAAATTCATTTAAAAGACCTCTTAAAATAGCAGCTTCTTCCTCGGATAAACCTTGAGCATTTTTTATTGCTTCTTCTGTTAAATCTTTAATTTTATATTTTGTTTGGATTGACTTAGCAGCATCTATTAATTCTTCTTTATTGATTTTAAGTTTTTTCTGGAGTCTTTCAAGATCTTTTTTAGATAATTCACCTAATCCTTTTTCATCATATTTTAATCTAGTTGTAATGTCAACTATATTTTTAAAGGCTTTATTAGCTTTACTAGTAGCTGAGCCCCAGTTACCCATTTCTTTTACAATGCCTTCAATTTCCTCCTGTAAGTTTCCAAAAGTATTATCTAATTTAGCTGCTTCATCTTTAAGATCTCTTATAGCTCCACTCACTACTCTAATTTGTGACTCAACTTGTTTTAAATTAGATGTATCAATATTAAATTCATACTTTTTTTTACTAAGTTTTTCATACTCAGCTATTAAATTTTCTAATTGTTTTATCTTTTTGTCGTCAGCCATTTAAAATAGTTTATTATAAATATGAAAAGGCATCATTTTTTAGATGCCTTTGTTACATATGTAGGTACTTGTACTTGTTTATTTTTAGATGCTTCTTCTTTTACACTACCTTGAGTCCAACTATCTTCATTTTTAGTATTAGTTGATTGGTGGTAATATTCTTTTAATTTATTAAATGTATAGTTACGTAACCAAATAGGCATGTTATAAATAACATCATAACTATAGCCGCCTTGACCATGAAATACTATTTCATGAATTTGATTAAAAATAGTTAATCTAAATTCAGCAGTATTATTAAATGTCAGGCCAAAAAAAGTTAAGATTAATAGGAATGTCGATGTCCTCCTCAACACCATCAATCATAACAGGAGCTACTAAGTCAACATCAGGAGATACTATTTTTATATATGCTCTTAAGGCACGTGAGTCTGAGGCTAGTAAATAATTATCAACAAAATCTTTAATAGCTGTTTTATCCTCACTACCATCAACAGAAATAATTTGATGTTTTAAGCGAGTTGTAATATCAGTAGATGATTCTTTATTAAACTTTTTAAATCCTTCAATTTCTTGTTTAATTTTTTCTTCATCTTTTTCATTTAAAAGTTTAAATTCTACTTTAGTTCCTGAATTAGGAAGAGTAAATATGAAAGTACCTTTACTAGATACTAAGGATTCATTAAATAATTTATTTTCTAAAGTAGATAAATCAACAGTGTATTCTTTTCCATCATAAGTAAATGAATATTCTTTCCCATAACCTAAAACACGAGATGCTACTAAAATAGCATTTTTATCACCAGTGATTAAGTCTTTAATATCAAATTTACCTAATGTTAATGATTCTAACAATTTATCTAACACAATACCTTTTGTAATAAAGTTTTGGTTTGATAAAATATCTTCTTCTTTTGCGGTCATGTATTTCATTTCTACTTTACCGCTTCTTAAAATGTGACCTTCTGGATAGACTAATCCTTTTGAAGGCAAATCCACAACTTCTGTTGGAAACTTAAATTCGCTCATAAACTTATTTTGTTATAAATATTATAGAAAAAAAGAAGCTCTCGAAAAATCGCGAGCTCTTTTAAATTTGTTTTTATTAATTAGAAGTTCAACACACAGTAATCAGGTTGAACAGTCATTGTAATGTTAACAGCTGTATCTACAGTATCCCAGTTATAATCACCAAAGTTAGTTTCAGTAATTAAAGCACCTTTAATAATCCATTCTGAAACGATATCACCTACTGGTCCTAATACATCAAAAGTTAAATCTTTCTTATAGAAATCACTGTAACCATCACGGCCAGTTACTGATTCGTGGTGTAAACGTACCCATTCCATTACAGCCTGTGCTCCAGAAGGAGTAATAGGATCAAATAATGTAAACTGGATAGTACCCCAGGTTGTTTTACCTTTAACAAAACGTTGAACGTTGATATGGTTTAAGGGAACAGTACCTTGAGTTAAGTTTACAGCACCTACACCTTTGATTTCATAAGCAGGAATACCATCAATATACATGATAAAGCGGTTTGCCTGTTTTGGTTCAAAGGCTGTGAAAAATATTTCGTTGGGATCTAATACTGCCATTTTATTTTATATTTGTTTTGTTATAAATATTCTGTTTTTAAAAAATTACGCTGGGAAAGTTGCTCCAGTAGGTAAGATGTTGAAATCCAAGTAAATGAATTCAGCTGTCTTAGTAGGTTGTAAATAAATTTGACCTACCAATTGATTTCTATCAATCACATCAGGAGTATTATTACTATCATCCATTATTACTTTAAACGCATACAAACCTTGACGTTGTTGAACTGATTCCAAATATGGATTAACTTGGTTTAAGAAACTAGTACGAGTAGCAATTGTGTTTTGTTCAAATACCAAGTTTTGAGCGACTTGAGAAATGTAAGATTTAAGAGCAATTAACAAACGACGAACATTTACACGATCCAAAGCACTTGCTTTAGTTTGTAATGTTTTCTGACCGTAAACTACAACTCCAGTTCCAGAGAAAGTAGCAATTGGGTTAACTTTATTTTGATATAAAGTATCGCGTTGTGATTGAGTTAATTTCTTTTCAGCTCTTACTACTGTAGATAAACCACCTCTGTTAATACCGGCAGGTGCAAACCAAGGCTCAGATACTGTATCGTTGTAAGCGTAAACACCACCAACCATTGTTGAGGCAGGTATCCATACTAATTGAGCAGAATCAGGATCAACTGTTTGAACCCAAGGCCAGTATGAAGCAGCATATGAAGTATTTTTAGCATTAGCAGCTGAAGTAGCATTATTAATACTTGAACTAAAAGGTACTAAATCAGATACATAAATAGCATCTCCACGGTTTTGAGTATTACTAATGATTGATGTAGTTTGAGAAGCACCAAGTGGAGCTTCAGAAGCAAACAAACCAGGAGTTAACAATACATTGTAACGATAATCATCTTGGTTAGCCATCAAAGAAATCATGTTGTCATAGCTTTGACTTAGTATACCTTGAATGTTAGTTACACCTGAGATAATGTTATTATAATATTTAGCTCCTGAACCATATAAATCACCTACAGCACCTGTAAATGATCCACTTCCATTAGAAGGAATTGAAGCTGTATAAGCTGTTTTAGCTATACAATTATTATCAAAATAGAATGGTGTAGGAGTTAAAACACTATCTACATATACATATCTTGAGTTGTTAGGATAGTCTCCAGTAATTGAAATTTGGTTATCTACAGAATTGTAAGCTTTAACTTGGTTACCAATTACTCTAGCTACATAGTTAGGAGCAGTTGAGTCCATAGATAAGTTAGTCCAACTTTCTAATACAATAACATTATTTGTAGTGTCATCACCTTGACGAACAAATAAACTAAAGGTACCATTTGCTGTGTCACGGTTAGCAATTTGCCATCTAATGTTATCTGCTGAACCAGAAGCTGTTAATGACCCACTAGCATCTAATGAACAAGAACTATTCATTAATTTACCTTGAGAAATAGTTTTTAATACTACTGATTCAGAAAGGTTAGCGTTTAAGATAGATACACCACCTCCAGCACCACCAGTTACAGAACCTGTAGATGTTGTAGCAGAAGTAAATGTTCCACTAACAACACGTGATACTAACAATGTTTCTCCACCGTTGTTGAAGTAATTAAAAGCAGCAATTGAAGTGAAGTAAGTATAAACTTGGCTAGCACTTAAGAAAGTAGTACCAAATTTATTTTGATAGTCGCTATATGATGTAACGATTGTAGGAATTTCTACAGGGCCCTTAACAGCAGGACCAATAAGTGCGGCTCCTACAGTTACTGGCTGTTGTGTAATA